TAAAAATTATACAGCTAATAAACAAAAAATAAATTCTAATTTAGAACCAAACGTAAGTAGAGTAACAAAAATATATGCGGATATTATTAGTGATATGGATATTAATACTGATACTAATTTTGCAGTTAAATTTTTTTTATCTGAAAAAAATAGCTATACAGATTTATTTGAACCAAGTGGTACAACTGTACTTCCTACGTTTGCATCTACACTTGTTACACCAGAAGTAAGAGCTGTCTGGTTACAACATACACTTGCAGTATTAACACATCTTAATGGTAGTAAAGAATTTGATATTACTAATAGAGAAGGTGAAGATCTGTTTAGACAAGCAGCAAGTATTGCATTACATAGAATAAATAAAGCAGGATATGGTGCAACTAGATTTTCATATAGTGGTAGAACAGAACTTATTAAAGATCCATATGAAAAATATGGTAAAGTAGATGGTCAAGGTTTAGAAAACTCTATAATAGCACAAGCTAATTTTTTAGATCAAACTCTTTCAGAAGAAGAAAAAAAAGAAAGATTTGGTATTAATATAGATACAGGTTTTCCTATAGTTGGTAAAACAAAATTAAAAGCAAATAATATTGTAGATATAGTTAAAATTGCAATAGATGAAAATATGAAAGGTATTGTTATAGAACCTACAGGAACTTATAACAATGCAGGTACTCCTAACTATCATCTTAAAATAAATCATGATGGATATACAATTAATCTTACAGAAGGTACAAATTATTTTGATCCTACAGGTTTTGCAGGTATGTCAAAAATACAAAATAAAAATGCAACTAGAGGAACACTAATAAATAATCTTGCAGAAAAAAAATATAAAATGTTTGAACAAACATATGGTCATTTATTAGATGGTAGACCTTATGAAGATTTTGCTAAAGGTGTTATATATAAAACTATTAAACTAGGTATAGAAGCTAGTGATTATAAGTTTTATCCAGATATACCATTACTTAATGATGTTCCAGCAGAAGTAAGACCTTTTGCATTTATATTTAAAGCATTAGGAATAGATGCAGATTTAAAACCATATTATGATGAAGGTGCTAAAATAAATAATGAGATTAATAAACATTTATCTTATGATGCACAAATACAAGCTAATAGTAAATTAACTGAAACAGATAAAAAACTAGAAGCTGCATTTCCTCCACATGAAACAGAATATACAAGAACTAATACAGGTTTAAAATTTAGACAATGGGCATATAATAATTACAATAATAAAGATATTCCATTAACTATGAGAACTAATAATTATATGGCAGTTATGAAAACTGATAGTGCTTGGAATGGTCAAATGACTGATATAGATACAGGTAATCAAGCAGCAATATTTGCTAGTCCTGTAGATTCTATTAGAGCTGGTGTTAGAGTTATGATTAACAATTCAACTTTAATTAATAATAACACAACTAAAAGATATGGTAATCAACCAACAATAGAAGAAATATTATCAGTATATGCAAAAGATACTTCTATCTATCTTTCAGCTTTAGAAGAAAAAACAAGTATGACTAGAGATGATGTTGTAAACTTTTTTGACAA